AATCATGGGATTGTTTTAATTCTTATATGATTCATCGGTTTGTATCTATGAATATAAATTACGTTGAATTGACTAATTATGTTCAAACTATACCTTACGATAATAAAATCCAAACATATAATATTTATAGAGAAATGATTCCAAAAAAGAAAGTTTTCTTAAAATATATAAAAAGTAAGAAAAAATCTCCACAACCAAAACTTGTAGAAATTTTAAGTGACTATTTTCAATGTGGTAAATTTACAGCAGCTAGATATTTAGAGGTAATGAAGAAAAAAGAAACATTAAATATACTTCATACTATGGGTATTGATGAAAAAGAATCTAAAAAATTATTAAAAAATGAATCCACCAATAACTGAAACAGATAAAGAGTTATATGAAAAAGGATGGTGGCTACAAGTCAGCCCACTAGCAAAAATCAACCCAGATGAATGGATAGTAGGTGTTTTAAGAAAAGGTAAAGCATCTTGGATAACAGAAGTATGTAAGAGTGGACACTTTGATCCATACTCAGCTATTGAATGGGGTAAGAATTGGATAGAAGAATATGAAGAAAAAAAGAAAAATTGAACAAACAGATTCAATAGTTGATTCAATTATTGACCAATTTATTGAAAGAGCTAAATTTGGAAAAGAAAAATATAATACAGATTTAGATAGAGAAGATTTAGGTTTATTAGATTGGATAGAACATGCTAAACAAGAACATATGGATGCTATACTTTATCTTGAAAAAATTGAAAGAACAATAAAAGGTTAATATTTATAATAAAATACTTAAAAATGTCAAACGAATTTAAACGGATGCAAAAATTAGCAGGAACACCTGTTAACGAAGAAAAAGAAAATTTAAACGAACACTACATGGCTGGTGGTATTGTTGGAGTTGGTGCAATTAATCATCCTAAAAGAGAAAAATCTGATTATGAAATGGCTTTTGAATATTTTATGAATGAAGGGGAAGAAAAAGGTGAAGATTTCATCAACCCCGGAAATACTGAAGATGATCAAGCTAAAAAAGATGCTTATGATTATGATGCAAGACCTGCTCATATGAAAGAGGGTGAAGATTCAACTTACGAAGAAGATGATACAATGGAAGAAGCAGTAGGAATTGATGCTAGTGCAGAAGCTATTAGAGGAGAAGTTAGAAAAATGGTTAAAAGACATTCTAATGATGCAGATTTAGGAGCTGCAGTAAGAGCAAAATTTGCATAATGAGAAACCCAAAAGATATAGTTAAATTAGACGTTCCTTTACTCCTTCGTATACTAGAATTTGCTAAAGAAGATGCTGCATCCGATGATGAACTTCATAAAATAGCAAGCAACATAGTTGAATTAAGTAGAATTGGAGGTACATTAGGAATGATGGATTATGAAGCTATAATGGGTAGTGAAGAGCAATTAGCTGAAAGAAAATTAATGATGGTAAGAGCCGGAATTTTAAAATAAAATGAAAGATTGTAATTGCCAAATATGTAAATGTATAAATAGTTGCAGCTGTAGTTGTTGCAACTGTTAAGATAGATTCTCTTAGTAAATAAAAATATTAGTTAAAATCTTTTTTTAACCAGTTATATTATTTATTAACTAAAACCAAAACCATGAAAGAAATAATGGAAAAAATCACCACCTTTATGGGTGGGTTGACAACAATTATGTTATCTTTTGTATCATTAAGCATTTTAGCTGAAGTAATCTTCGGAAAAAGTGTATTTGGTACCCCAGTTGTTGAAAATGTTATGGCAATGGTCAAATCTTTAGGAGACGGAGGATTTGTAGGTCTAATTGCCTTAATAATTTTAATCCAAGTTTTTCAGAAAAAGTAAATAAATAAAAGTGTATTTAAATTGAGCTTGGCTTTGCCAAGCTCTTTTTGTATTCTATAGTTATGTCAAAGAAAAAACCCTCTATTCTTAAAGAGATTAGAGAAAAACAATTGCCTGAGATAAATTTTGCTTATCAAAAGGCAATTTCTTATTCTCAACTGTCTATGTTTAATGAATGTCCTAAAAAATGGTCATTACAATATAGAGAAGGTCATAAACAATTTACCTCAAGTATTCATACCGTATTTGGAACTGCTTTACACGAAGTTTTACAACATTACCTTACAGTAATGTATGATAAAAGTTATGCAGAAGCAGATAAAATAAATACTTCTGAAATGCTAGAAGATAAACTTAGAGAAGAATATATAAAACAATATAAAGCAAATAATAAACAACATTTTTCATCCCCTGAAGAATTAAGAGAATTTTATGAAGATGGGGTTGAAATTATTAGAGAATTTGCTAAACGAAAGAAAAAATATTTTTCAAAACGTGGTTGGCATTTAGTTGGATGTGAAGTACCTATTAAAGTCATACCTCATAAGTACAAACCTAACTTATTATTACAGGGCTATTTAGATGTTGTGATGTATCATGAACCTTCCCAAACATTTAAAATAATAGATATTAAAACAAGTAAATCTGGTTGGAATAAAACAATGAAATCAGATGAAAATAAGCAACTTCAATTAGTGTTGTATAAAAAATACTTTGCTGAATTATATAACGTTCCTGTTGAAAAAATAGAGGTAGAGTTTTTTATCGTTAAACGTAAACTATATGAAAGCAAAGAATTTATAATTAGAAGAATTCAAACATTTACTCCTCCTTCTGGTAAAGTAAAAATGAATAGAGTAACAAAATCATTAAATGATTTTATAAACGGGGCATTTGGTCAAGATGGGTATTTAGATAAAGACCATCAACCTACTCCGCATAAAAACTGTCATTGGTGTCCTTTTAATAAAACTCATTTATGTTCTGCGACTTTCTAAAATACTCATATATGTATATCTAACAATATTAAAATAAAAGTATATGCCTAAAGATCAACAACTAACAAGTGTTAAAATTAATAAAACACTTTTTGAAGAATTTAAAGTAGAATGTATTAAAAGAAAATTTTCATTTCAAAAACTATCAGAAAGAGCAATTCATCTTTATCTGACAGAAGAAGAATTTAGAAAACAAGTTCATAACCATACTAATTTAAGCTTGGAAAAATAAATTAAAAGTTTTATATTTAAAAAATAAAAAGTTATATGAAAGAAAAATTTGGTTATCTTCCTCAAGATAAAAGGAAAAAAATCTTACTAATTTGTGATGATATTAGAGTCCATTCAGGAGTAGCAACAGTTGCTCGTGAAATGGTAATCAATACCTGCCAACATTTTAATTGGGTACAAATAGCAGGAGCTATTAAACACCCAGAAAAAGGTAAACGTTTTGATTTATCACAAGATACTAATAAAAATGCTAATATTAATGACTCTTCAGTTATACTTTATCCTGTAGATGGTTATGGAAATGCGGATTTAATTAGACAACTTATCGCCTTAGAAAACCCTGATGCTGTAATGATTTTTACAGACCCTAGATATTTTGAGTGGTTGTTTATGATTGAAAATGAAATTAGGAAAGAAATACCTATTATATATTTAAATATTTGGGATGATTATCCTACACCACTTTATAATAAGGCGTTTTATGAGTCATGTGATGCGCTTTTAGCTATTTCTAAACAAACAAAACTTATAAATGAGCTTGTTTTAGGAGATAAAGCAAAAAATAAAGTAATTGAATATGTTCCACATGGTTTAAATCATAACATTTATTATCCTCTTGAAAAAGAAAATGACTTAAAAGAATTTGAACAATTTAAAAATCATATTTTTAATGGTAAAGAAAAAGATTTTATATTATTTTTTAATTCTAGAAACATCAGAAGAAAACAAATCCCTGATACAATGCTTGCTTTTAAATATTTTTTAGATAAATTACCTAAAGAAAAAGCCGATAAATGTTGTTTAATTTTACATACTGAAATTTCTAGTGAGCATGGAACTAATTTAGAAGCAGTAAGAAAGGTTTTATTTAAAGATTATCCTGAAGCTATTTTATTTTCTCAAAATAAATTAGGCAATAAAGAATTAAATTTTATGTATAATCTAGCTGATGCCCAAATTTTATTAACCTCAAATGAAGGTTGGGGATTAACTGTAACAGAAGCCATATTAGCAGGCACTCCAATTATAGCTAATGTAACTGGTGGAATGCAAGACCAAATGGGGTTTGAAGATGAAGATGGTAATTGGTATGAACCTACCCCTGAAATACCTTCTAACCATACAGGAAGATATACTAAACATGGAAATTGGGCGTTTCCTGTATTTCCTACAAGTCGATCTTTACAAGGTTCTCCTAAAACCCCCTATATTTGGGATGATAGATGTCAACCTGAAGATGCAACTAAACAGATTATGAAATTATATAAAATGGGGAAGGAAGAAAGAAAACGTTTGGGTAAAGAAGGAAGAGAATGGGCTGTAGAAAAAGTAGGATTTACTAGTGAAGCTATGGCAGAACGCATAATTAATGCGATAGATAAACTCTTTAACACGTGGATTCCACGTGAAAAATATGAGTTAATCAATGTAAATGAAGTAAAAGAAGATACAATTAATCACGAATTATTATATTAAAAAGTTATGAACAAACCAGTATTTGTAATAAGTTGCCCTATTGATACTTACTCTGGGTATGGAGCAAGATCGAGAGATATAGTTAAAGCAATTGTAGAATTAGAAAAATATGATGTAAAAATTTTACAACAAAAATGGGGAAATACCCCTTTTGGATTTATTAAAGATAACCCTGAATGGGAATTTTTAATCCCTTTAATTTTACAACAACCCCAACTTCCTTCCCAACCTGAAATTTGGGCTCAAATTACAGTCCCAAATGAATTTCAAAAAATAGGAAAATATAATATTGGAATTACAGCCGGTATTGAAACAACAATAGCACCATCAGAATGGGTTGAAGGTTGTGGAAGAATGGATTTAGTTTTAGGTTCTTCTAAACACACTATTGATGTTTTAAAAAATAGTAAATTTGAAAAAAGAGATAAACAGACTAACCAACAAGTAGGGATTATAGAATGGAAAGGAGATAGTGAAATAATGTTTGAAGGAGCTGATACTGAAGTGTACAAGCCCCTTACATCAACATTTGATTTATCTAATGTAAAAGAATCATTTGCTTATTTATTTGTAGGACATTGGATGCAAGGAGATTTAGGAGAAGATAGAAAAAATGTAGGGCTATTAATAAAAGCGTTTTTTGAAACTTTTAAAAATAAATCTAAAAAACCTGCTCTTATTTTAAAAACTTCTCAAGTTGGATCATCGTATATGGATAGAAATGCGTTAATTGAAAAGATAAAGATGATTAAAGCTACCTGCAAATCTCAAAATCTTCCTAATGTATACTTACTTCATGGTGAATTTACTAATAAAGAGATGAATGAAATTTATAATCATTCTAAAGTTAAAGCAATGGTTAATTTAACTAAAGGTGAAGGATTTGGTAGACCGCTACTTGAATTTTCTTTAGTAAATAAACCCATCTTAACAACTAATTGGAGTGGTCATATAGATTATTTAAATCCTGAATTTACAACATTATTACCAGGTACCTTAAAAGAAGTACACCCATCAGCTGCTAATAATATGCTATTAAAAGAGGCACAATGGTTTAATGTTGACACGGGTCAAGTAGGGTATTACTTAAAAGATATGTTTAAAAATTATAAAAAATATAAAGATTTAGCTAAACGACAAGGTTATCATAGTAGAACTAATTTTTCATTTGAAAAAATGAAAGAAAAATTAGATAAAGTTTTTAAAGAAAAAATACCTGAATTCCCAAAACAAGTAGAATTAAAACTTCCTAAACTTAAAAAAATAGGAAAAAATAAATCTGAATTACCTAAACTAAAACTCCCAAAACTTAAAAAAGTAGAACAATGAAACACGAAGCAATAATTGATTGCCCAAAATCAGGAGGTGATCTATGTTACAAAATCCAAATCAACCAAGATATTACAAATTATATGAGTTTAAGTTGTGGGTTTTGGACTAATAGTTTAATGAAACCAGGTGAAGAATTTTATGAACATCAAATGTCTACTTTACCTGAATTATATATTGATTTGGCTTGGGAAGATCCTGATACAAAAATGGTTTGGATACCAAACACAATTAATGAACAAGGAGTTGGAATGATATTTGCTAATGGAACTAATAAAAATGATTGGGGATGGGCAGCAGTTAAAGCTATAAAAGTCCCTGAAGAAGACAAAGAAAAATATCCTATACCAGGTAAAGAAGGAGAATTTATGGAATTTAGAATGGATATGGATAATATGAAAATATTCCCAGAAAGAGAATATATAGATGCTTTATCTTATGTTGGAATTATACCAGAATAAGTAGGTATTTTAATAAAAGTTTTGTATATTTTAGTATATTAAAAATAAAAGTTATATGACAAGATTAACAGTACATCTAGAAGAACCTATTTTTGTTGAAGTAGACCAAACAAATATTGGTACTAAAGAAAATGTTGTTCTTAAACCTAAAAAAAGAAAGTGTATTCAAAACACTTTATCCTTTAAAAATATTTCTGAAAACGAAGCAGGTAGAATTATTTCTGATATTCGTAAAAATCATGGAATTGCTAAATGGAAAGAAGGTAAGAGAAAAGGACAAGAAATGGTTTATATAGTAAAATAAAAGTTATGATTATGGAAGCTCAAAGTTTATATGATTACTTAGGTAGGCCAGCAGGGCCTGATTTAGGGGAAAAGGTTTATGAGGCTGCTATTAAAGAAGGTGCTTGGGTTGGGACAAAAAACATAGACCCATCAAAATCAACATCAGGATATGTTCGCACATATTTAGTTTCATTTTTAGATAAATATTTTAATAGAAAGTCTGCTGTTCAAGCAGCTTTAGAAGATAAAGTTAAAATATTAGAAGATAGAATTAAATTATTAGAAGACAAAGTAGATATATTGGCCCCCCACTTTAAATCAAATAAAGAAGAAGATGATTTACCATTTTAAATAAAAGTTATGAAAATAAGTTACGCAATTACAGTATGCAATGAGTTTGTAGAAATACAACGTTTAGTTAATTTTTTAGTTAAAAATAAACAACAAAAAGATGAAATAGTTATTCTTTACGATGAATCAAATGGAGACATTGAAATAGAAAACTATTTAAGATCCCATTCAGTTAATGGTGAATTCAGTTGGCATAAAGATAAATTTAAAGGACACTTTGCAGATTGGAAAAATAAATTAGCATCGTTTTGTAATGGTGATTATATATTTCAAATTGATGCTGATGAAATGGTATCCCCCTATACAATAGATAATATTGGAATGGTATTACAATATAATAGTGTAGATGTAATTAAAGTTCCAAGAATAAATACTGTTGAAGGGCTTACTCAAGAACATATTAATAAATGGGGTTGGGGTATAAATGAACAAGGCTGGGTTAATTTTCCTGACTATCAGTGGAGAGTTTATAAAAATAATGGTAAGATTAAATGGGTAAATAAAGTACATGAAGTACTTGAAGGTTATAAAACCATGTCGTATCTTCCAACAGAAGAACCTTGGTGCTTACAGCATCCAAAAACTATAGAAAGGCAAGAAAAACAAAACGAATATTACGAGACATTATGACTCAAAAAGATTTAAAAAGCTCAGTAAAGGAAGTTGGAGAAAATGTTATTCAAATTATACATTTTATTGGAGGTGAAAAACGTACTTTTTATAATTTACAAACAGATTATATAAGACAAGGCCAATTTACAAAATTATACCAGACAGATGGTACTATGATCATGGTTAATGATAAAAATGTACTTTGTATTGAAGTTTTTAATCAAAAAGAATATGAAAAAAAACATACCTCTATTTAAAGTTAAAATGAATCCAACAGCTAAAACGGCTGTTAGTAAAGTGTTAGATTCTGGGTTCATAGGACAGGGATCTAAAGTTGATGAATTTGAAAAATTATTAATTCCTCGATTTAATAATCCATATACAGTTACAGTTAACTCAGCTACTTCTGCTGAACATTTAGCGTTGCATTTACTTAAAACCCCTAGAGACTCCCAGTTAGTATTTGATGGTGTAGCTAGTTACACCTCTCATTGGCCAGGAATACAAGATGGTGATGAAGTATTAGCAACACCTTTAACATGTACAGCAACTAATTTTCCTATCCTTGCTAACAATATGAAAATTAAATGGGTTGATGTTGATAAAAAAACCCTTAATATGGATCTTGATGATTTAGCAAGAAAAATTACATCTAAAACAAAAGTAATTTTTGTTGTACATTGGGGTGGGTATCCTATTGATTTAGATAAACTTAAAGAAATACAAAATAAAGCACACAAACAATTTGGTTTTAAGCCCGCTATTATAGAAGATTGTGCTCATGCTTTTGGAAGTAAATTTAACGGTAAACCATTAGGCAGTCATGGAAACATATGCACATTTAGTTTTCAAGCTATAAAGCATATGACAACAGCTGATGGAGGTGCTTTAATATTACCTCATGAAGAACTTAATAGAAGGGCTAGACTTTTAAGATGGTATGGTATTGATAGAGATTCAGAAAGAACAGATTTTAGATGTGAAGCAGATATCCCAGAATGGGGATTTAAATTTCATATGAATGATGTTAACGCAGCTATTGGAATTGAAAATCTAAAAATAGTAGATGAAGAGGTTATTCAGAAGCATAAAGATAACGCTGCTTATTACGATAAACATTTAAGAGTAATTGGAAACTATGATAAAATATGTTTAAATACTGATAGAAATCCAAAAATGGAGTCAGCATTTTGGATTTACTCAATACTTGTTAATCGAAAAGATGATTTTATGAGATATATGAAAGAGTGTGGGATAACAGTAAGTCAAGTTCACGAACGAAATGACATTCATTCATGTGTCAAAGACTTTAAAACACAGTTACCATCATTAGATTGGGTACGGGATCGACTCGTAAATATTCCAGTAGGTTGGTGGGTAACAGAAGAAGATAGAGAATATATTGTTAAATGTATTAAAAAAGGATGGTAATGAAAAAACATAAATTTAACACTGAAGAATACCCTTTTAGAGAAATAATACAAAGTATTTATAATAAACCTTTAGAAGAATTAAATGAAAACCTAAGTTTAGTAGATGAACATACTGATCAAGATTCTGACTTTCATAAAAGATATTATAAACATATAGAAAAAACTGAATTTTATAAAGTATATAATAATTTTATAAAAAAAGTTATATATCCAATTTTTAATGAAGACATTTTATATCAAACTATCCCAACAATTCGTTTTCACCTCCCAGGAAATTTAGGAGTAGGTGCTTTTCATAGAGACTCTGAATATTCTCATTCAATTTATGAAAAAAATATTTTCCTTCCAGTTACAAAAGCTTTTGGAAATAATACAATTTGGGTAGAAAGTAAACGTGATAAAAAAGATTATTCTCCAATGGATACGAATTATGGAGAATTTTATTTGTGGGATGGAGCAAATTTACTTCATGGTAATAAATTAAATGATACAAATAATACAAGAGTAAGTTTTGATTTTAGAATTTTACCAAAATCAAAGTATAATGAAGATAATATAAAAGAAAGTATAACAAATAACACTAAAATGGTTATTGGAGAATATTGGAGTGAGTTATGTTAGGATGGAATGAAGAAATAAAAAAACAATTTAAATCATGTGGTGAAAATGTTTTAATAGGCCATAATGTTATGTTTGCAAGACCTGAATTAGTTGAGTTAGGGAATAATGTTAGAATAGATCCTTTTACTTATATAGGAGGGGGATTAATAACTGGAGATCATATACAAATATGTAGCCATAATTCTTTTCCAGGTAAAAAAATAATACATTTAGCTGGTTGGAATTTTGTAGCATATAGTTGTAAACTAATAACAGCATCAGAGGATTTTACAGGTAATAATGGCCCTGTAAATGATTATTGGGGGGATAATAAAGTTTATGAAGAAGATATTTTTTTCGAAAAATATTCGGGAGTTTGTTCCGATTGTATAGTCATGCCGGGAGTTAGATTAAAACAAGGAACTGTTTTTGGAGCAAAATCTTTTATAAGTAAAAACCATAAAGCTAAAGAATTTGAGCTATGGATAAATAATAAAAAACATATAGATAGAAATAAAGAAACAATTATTAATAAATCAAAAGAATGGACAAATGAATAATAATCAAATACATAAACCCTTACATACTAAAGAAGAATTTTTAACAAACCCAGAATTAACAAGTTATCCGTGGACTATGTCCCCTTTTGCAGTAAAACTAATAAATTCAGATAAAACTTTAACTAATAAAGAAAAAGAATTATGCTTAACCTTTGCTAAAGATGGATTTGTAATTATAGATTTAGACCTACCAGAAAATTTTGAAGAAGATTTAGTTAAAAGTCTAGATGAATGTCCTGGGGATTCTTATTTTTATAACCCTCAAACTGTAAGATATTTTGAAGCTTGGAAGTATAGCAAACATGTAAGACAATTAGCTGCAAATAAAAAAATATTAGATACATTAAAATTATTATATAGAAGAGAAGCAGTACCTTTTCAAACTATTAATTTTATCTCACCTTCTGAACAAGATGTTCATAGTGATACTTTACATTTCCATACAACTCCTAATCATTGGATGGCAGGAGTTTGGACAGCTTTAGAACCAATGGATGAAGAAAATGGAACACTAAGATATTTTAAAGGATCTCATAAACTACCTATTACAGAATTTCATAATTTAAATATGATTGCCCCAAAATGGAGCCATAAAGCAGGGGGATATGAACAAGAATCTTATGACACATATGAAGAATATGTAAAAGCTTTAATGACTTTAGGATACGAAGAACATAAATATATTGGGCCTAAAGGAAAAGCTATAATATGGTCTGCAAACGTATTACATGGAGGAAGTCCTCTACTTGATAGAACTAGAACTAGAAAAGCTCAAGCAACTCATTATTATTTTAAAGATATGCCTGGTATAGGTAAAGATCAACGTTATTATTGTCCTATGTATTCTAATGAATCATTAGGGGAATATTCATTAAAAAAAGTAGACGAAAAAGATATATTAGGGTTACATAAAAAATTAGATTACTAATGCATCAATGGATTATAGAAAATGATAAAGTTCGATTTGTCAGAGAAGTAGATTATTTAGGATACCCTTATGAACAAATAAAAAACGGAAAAGTAGCAACTTTACCTAAAGATTTTGATGGTTGGTTTCCTTTTATGAGGATGTGTTATAGTTTAGGAGATTTAGCTATTATTAGTGGAATATTTGAAGCTTTAAAAACAAAATACCCTAAAATACAAATAGCTTGGCCTACAAATAAATATATTGAAGAATTATTAGGAGATTATTTAAAATCTTGGAATTATAGTGAAGATATGACTTGGAAAGAAAATGTCTTTACTATCTTACATAATAACCCTCACATCGATTATTTTTTTGAAAAAGGAGAATTCGATACGGTGTTTACAGACCATGAAAGATCTTATACAGGATTAGTTCATGATGGGGATATGGTTAGATCTTGTGATGAACCATTAGCAGAACAAATTTTAAGAAGATTTGGTTTTACAGATGAAGACATAAAAAATATAGATTCAAAACCAAAAGTATATTTTACTCAAGAAGAAATAGATAAATGTGAAAATTTAATAGAAAAATATGTAGGTTCTCATGATTATGGTTGTTTATTATTTTCTGCAAGAGTAGAAAAATATAGGGGGAGATGGAAAGAAGATCACCTTCTATACCCCCACGTTGAAAAATATAAAAATAGTAAAGTTTTTTATTATTCACAATTTGATTTAAAAGATACAGAATGGGAAAATATATTTCCTGAATCTTATGATTTTGCAAAATTAGGATTAAGTTTAAGAGAACAAATATATTTAAAACAAAAAGCAAAATTTAATGTGGGGTATTGTGGAGGGGTAACAGAAGCAGCATCAGGACATGGTTCTGATATGATATCTTTATGTGCTTATCCTACAGTTAAAGAAAATTGTGTAAGAGGATCCACTTATGTGTTTTTTAATGGAACAACAAAAGTAATATGAAAGTGGCATTCTTTACAGAGATGGGTTTTACAGGTAAAATACCTCGTACCCATAACAATATGAGAACTGAGTTTGCTTGGATGTGTGCATTAGAGGCAACACATTACCCCATCAATTCAGCACATCAAATAAGTTATGATACAAAAATTGATTTAGGAATAGTTATTATACCTAAAAACAATCCTACATTTGATATTAAAAATGTAAAATCAGTTTGTAATAAAGTTGCTGTAATGCAAGAAGGCCCTAATTGGCTTTGGCAAGATTATCCATTAGAAAACCAAATTTGGTATTATAATACATTATGTGAAGCAGATATAATATACACCCATAATAAATCTGATCAAAAATATTATAAAGGATTAACTGATCACCCAGATGTTAGAATAATGCCCAGTTTAATGATTGAAGATTTAATCCAACCTAAATTAGAATATGAACAGTCAGGTGTAATGATAGGTGGAAATATGTCAAGTTGGTATGGTGGGTTTGATTCAATGATAGTTGCTCAAGAATTTGGAGAAAAAATTTATGCTCCATCAATGGGTAGAAAAATTGAAAGAGAAGAAGAGTTAGATATAAATCATTTACCTTATATGAATTGGGTGCAATGGATTGGTGAATTAAGAAAAGTTAAATATGCTATTCATTTAATGAGAACCCATGCAGCAGGTACATTTGCTTTAAATTGTGCTTATTTAGGAATACCCTGCATTGGATATGAAGGGTTAGATACACAAGAAATATGCCACCCTGATACTACAGTAAAACTAGGTGATTTAGTAAAAGCTAAAAAAATAGCTAAAAAACTTAGGAACAATAAAGATTTTTACATATATTGTAGCAAATTAACAAAAGAAAAATATTTAGAAAATTATCATGAAAATATCTTTAATACAACCTTCAAGAAACAATTTAAAGTACCTTAAATGGTCATATGATTCAATTCGTAAAAACCAAGGTGACCATGAAGTAGAAATCTGCGTAGCAGATGACTTTAGTGATAAAGATGGTACTTGGGGGTGGTGTGTTGAAATGATGGGAAAAGACCCACATTTTAAAGCAATTAAAAATGAAGGTCCAACTCGTTTAGGTCATACAATACTATACGATCGTTTAGTTAATGAAGTAGCAACACATGATATTTGTATGATTTACCATGCTGATATGTACTTATGTCCAGGTGCGTTAGATGCTATTGAAAAATATATGTATACTGTAGTTGATGCCGGTGATAATGGACAACGATGGAAAAATGAAAAAACAATCGTATCACTTACTAGAATTGAACCCCCATTACACCCAGATGGTCCTGAAAAAGTATTAAAGGATTTTGGGATTGAGCCTGAAGAATTTAGAGAAGATGATTTTATAGAATGGTTTACTAAACCAATTGACTCAACAGGTGGTTACCAACCTAAACATGATGGTCCTACTGAAGGCATATTTGCACCTTGGGCATTTTGGAAAAAAGATTTTCAAGAAATAGGAGGACATGATCCTATATTTGCTCCACAATCAAAAGAAGATACTGATATATTCAATCGTTTTCATTTGAATGGAATTAAATTTATTCAAACATGGGAAGGGTGTGTTTATCATATGACTTGTAGAGGTAGTAGATTTGCTGATGGAGCAAAACGAAATCCTGATGGTCAAGTGTTTATGAAAA